AGAATGAAAGAAACAATTCAGCCGCGAAATAGTGGTGAGTTATGGACTTGGTTTGGTCTGTCGTATGCATCATTCCTTGTCTTACCGCGAGTGCTGATGCACGAAATGTCTATTGAGTGGCAGGACAAAATGGCTGCTTTACTGCATGAGTATGATGAAACATTCGATACATCACCCGTCTGTCATTCAGTCATAGTGAGTGCAAAAGACAAAAACAACAGGTTCATGAAGATGCCGGAATACATCCTGAATTACCGGCACCCGGAAAGGGATGAGATTACGAAGCTTCGGATTAAATAACAACCAACAACGCCTCGCTAAATAGCGGGGTGCTTTTTTATGCGCGGCGTTGTCGCTGTCTCCCTGTGTTAACTATGACCCGTCCACCTTATGCGGTGAGTGCACCGGAAGAATCAAAAACAACGAATCCACGGCTGATACCCGGTTCAGGCAGCAACGTCAGCAGCCGGAGCAGTAAGGCGTGACAGCCGGAGAGACGGCACCAATCAAATACAAAGCCTGTTCATAGTGAGCTGGCTTTCTAACCGGAGAAGCAGCTATGTTCACAATCAAAGTAACTACCGCATCAGGTAAAGAAGTCATTGAGTCCGGTTACGGCATTCAGTGGACACCGTATGCATTTAAGCTGGATTACACCGACCACAACAACCGTGGTGACGACCTCGTATTACAGCCGGGCGACAAGGCCGAAATTATCAACAGCGCCGGTCATACAGTCGCCCGTTACGTTAATGACATTAAGTCACAGGACGCACTAATCAGCATCACCAGACCGGGCACTGCACTGTGAGGCGTTTAAAGACGCTGCAACCCCGCGTTGCTGTACTGAAAACGACAACGGTTAAGCCGTTAGATGCTGTGACAAGGCGTGTGACGGGTTCACAACGACAGAAACGGCGTTTCAGTATATGGAAAGAAGATCCGCACTGCGCATCCTGCCGTCGTCTGGTTGACTACCCCGACGGCTTCGAGCTGGACCATATTATCCCTCTGTTTAAAGGTGGTGCTGATACGGCAGAGAACTGTCAGGTGTTATGTATCGAATGCCACAAGGCAAAAACAAGGGAAGAGTTAACTGGTTAATTACCGGGTTAATTACATGGTTGCAGTCATGTTAACTGAGGTGGGGGGAGGTGTTAAAAAATGAAAGTCGATCGCCCAGGATACCTCGCCCCCTCTCATTCAGAGAAAAAATCCTGTTTTTTGAAAGTAATTAACCCCGATCAGGTAAGGAAACGATGATGCTGACAGGGCAGAAAAAGAAATTTGCTGATGCCCTGAAAAAGGGAATGACACAGCGTGAAGCCGCTGTTGATGCAGGGTACAGCGAAAAAACAGCCAAAGTGAAAGGCAGTCAGTTAGCCAGAGATCCTGATGTGGTCACTTATCTGGAGCGCAGCACTGAAATCAGTCAGGGTATTAACCCGGAAGTTAACCCGCCGTTGTCTGACAGGGAGCGCCTTTCACAGGCCGGTGATTACCCAGATCCACTGGCGGTCATGGCAGAAATCATGATGAAAAACAAAGGTGCGGATCCTAAATTGTCACTGGAGGCTGCTGCAAAACTGGCTCCTTATCTGTGCAGCAAGAAGGGGGCGGGCGGCAAAAAAGAAGAAAAAGCAAAGGCCGCCAAAAAAGCAGAAAACCGGTTTCCTTCACTGGCTCCGCCGAAACTGGTGGTCAATAACAGCAGGGGGCAATGATGGTTCACTGGTCAACAGCATGTCCTGACTGGGCGGAACGTATAAAACGCGGACAATCCATTATTCCTCCGCCGATATATCCGGAACAGGCGGAAATTGCCCTGAGTATATTTAAACAACTTAAAATTGTTGACGCTCCGGGCAGCCCGACGTTCGGTGAGGCATGTGCCCAATGGGTATTTGATCTGGTGGCCGCGCTGTTCGGCTCGTATGACGCACAGACCGGCCGCCGGCATATCACTGAAGTGTTTGTACTCATACCGAAAAAAAACTCCAAGTCTACGCTGGCAGCGGGGATCATGATGACCGCACTGCTGCTGAACTGGCGGCAGGCTGCGGGGTACACCATCATTGCCCCGACCGTTGAGGTCGCAACCAACGCTTTCAATCCGGCGCGTGACATGGTGAAACGGGATGATGTCCTGGATGATTTGTGTCAGGTACAGACCCACATCCGGACCATTACCCACATGACCAGCGATACCACACTGAAAGTGGTGGCGGCTGATGCCAATACCGTATCCGGGATTAAATCGGTGGGGACACTGATTGATGAGCTGTGGCTGTTCGGTAAACAGGCTAACGCGGAGGATTTGCTGCGTGAGGCGATAGGCGGACTGGCATCCAGACCGGAAGGGTTTGTGATGTATACCACCACCCAGTCCAATGAGCCGCCGTCCGGTGTGTTTAAGCAAAAACTGCAATATGCCCGCGATGTGCGTGACGGCAAAATCCACGACCCCAACTTCCTGCCGGTGATATTTGAGCACCCGCCTGACATGGTTGAGCGCGGGGATCACCTGCTGGCCGAAAACATGGCAATGGTGAACCCCAACCTGGGTTACTCGGTGGATGAGGCTTTTTTACTGCGGGAATACCGCAAAGCCAAAGAATCCGGTGAGGAATCGTTCCGGGGATTCATGGCGAAGCACGCCAATATCGAAATCGGGCTGGCGTTGCGTTCAGATCGCTGGGCCGGGGCAGACTTCTGGGAGCCGCAGGCAGATAAAGCACTGACACTGGAAGAAATACTCGCCCGGTCAGAGGTGGTCACGGTCGGCATTGACGGTGGCGGCATGGATGATTTGCTGGGATTATCGGTGATCGGACGCTGCAAAGAAACGCGCCGGTGGCTGTCATGGTCCCACGCATGGGGGCACACATCTGTTTTTGAGCGCCGCAAAAGTGAGGTGGCTAAGCTGCTCGACTTTGAAAAAGACGGTGACTTCACGCTGGTAAAACAGGCGGGGGACGACACGAAAGCGGTGGCGGATATCACTGAACGTATATATCAGTCAGGGCTGCTGGATAAAATCGGGATTGACCCTGCCGGTATCGGCGGATTACTGGACGAAATCGTTCAGCGCGGTGTTGAACAGGACAGCATTGTCGGTATTTCGCAGGGCTGGCGTCTTGGTGGTGCAATACAGACCACTGAGCGGAAACTGGCGGAAAAGATATTGTTTCACGGCGGACAGCCGCTGATGAACTGGTGTGTGGGGAATGCCAGAGTGGAGCCGAAAGGTAACGCGATTCTTATCACCAAACAGGCCAGCGGGCGATCAAAAATAGATCCGCTGATGGCGCTGTTTAACGCTGTCTCGCTGATGGCACTGAACCCCGAACCCGCGAAAAAACAGTACAAAGTGTTTTTCATATAACAGCCCCGCAGTCGCGGGGTTTTTTACAGGAGTTGTTATGCAGAATCAGCGTTCCTACAGTCTGCTGACAGTCAAATCAGTGGATGAGGAAGCCCGCGAAATCACCGGTCTTGCGACAACACCGTCAGCGGATGCTTACGGGGATATTGTCGAGCCGGAGGGCGCGGAGTTTTCCCTGCCGATACCGCTGTTGTGGCAGCACGACCATCACAACCCGATCGGGGAGGTGACAGAAGCCAGAGTGACTGCCGCAGGCATTGAAATTAAGGCGAAACTGGCACGTATTCCGACCCCGGGCAGCCTGTCGGCGCGGCTTGATGAGGCATGGGAATCCGTTAAATCCGGCCTGGTCAAAGGACTGTCCATCGGCTTCCGGCCGCTGGAGTATTCGTTCCTTGATGAGGGCGGCATCCGGTTTACCAGATGGGTCTGGAATGAGCTTTCCGCAGTCACCATTCCGGCCAACTCAGAGTGCAGTATTCAGACTGTGAAATCATTATTTACACCGCCTGCCGCGTCCGGCACCGGGCACCCCGTACATTTAAAACAAACACCTGCTGGCGTTACAGCACTGTCAAAATCAGAGAAGAAGGACCATCAGATGAAAATTTCTGACCAAATTAAGTCGTTTGAAGCGAAACGTGCCGCCAGTGATGCCGCCCGTCTGGATATTATGAACAAAGCCGCTGAGGAAGGCCGCACCCTTGATGCGGAAGAATCTGAAAGCTACGACGGCCTGACAGATGAAATCAAATCTGTCGATGCACACCTGACGCGCCTGCGTGAGATGGAAGGTGCGCAGGCAAAAGAGGCCAAACCGGTGGATACAGAGCAGAAATCATTCCGTGAAGCCGCACAGCTGCGCGGTGGTGTGATTAAAGCGGATGAAAGACTGGAACCCGGCATTGAGTTTGCCCGTTATGTGAAATGTCTTGCGGTATCAAAGGGCAACACACAGCAGGCGCTGGAGATAGCGAAAGCGCAGTACCCGGAGCAACCCCGTATTCAGAACGTACTGAAAGCGGCCGTCAGTGCCGGGACAACCACCGATCCGCAGTGGGCTGGTGCACTGACCGAATATCAGCAGTTTGCCGGTGATTTTATTGAGTTCCTGCGTCCGAAAACGATTATCGGTCAGTTCGGTACCGGTAATATCCCGTCCCTGTTCCGCATTCCGTTTAACGTCCGCATTCCGGGGCAAATCAGCGGCGGTCAGGGTTACTGGGTGGGTCAGGGCGCACCAAAACCGCTGACCAAATTCGATTTTCAGTCCATCCAGCTGGGATTTGCCAAAGTTGCCAATATTGCTGTGCTGACAGATGAACTTGTCCGGTTCAGCAACCCGGCAGCTGACACACTGGTCCGTAATGCGCTGGCCTCGGCCATTATTGAACGTATCGACATCGATTTTATCGATCCGGCCAAAGCGGAAGTGGCGCAGGTGTCTCCGGCATCAATCACCAACGGCGTGACGGCTATTCCGTCCACCGGTAATCCGGAGGCGGATGTTGAGGCGCTGTTTGAAGCTTTCCTGAAAGCCAATCTGTCCCCGACCAGCGGCGTGTGGATCATGTCGTCCATGACCGCGCTGGCACTGTCGAAGATGAAAAACCCGCTGGGTCAGAAAATGTACCCGGATCTGTCTTTCCTCGGCGGCACATTCCAGGGACTGCCTGCGATTGTCTCACAGTACGCCGGTGATCTGCTGGTGCTGATGAATGCCGGTGATGTGTATCTCGCTGATGATGGCCAGGTGGTGATTGATGCCAGCCGTGAGGCCTCACTGCAGATGGAAGACGCACCGACTAATAACAGCAGTACCGGCACCGGTGCGCAGCTGGTGAGCATGTTCCAGACCAACAGTGTCGCTATCCGTGCGGAGCGCTTCATTAACTGGAGCAAGCGCCGTCCGGAAGCGGTGGCCTACGTCAGCGGGGTGAACTACCGGACTCAGGCAGAGGCACCCGTTACCCCAAAGCAGTAACCGCTGACACAGTGAAAGTTAAAGCGGACACCACAAAAAAGAGGATTAGCTGATGGCTGAAATTCAGAAAATCAATGTCGGTGCAAAACCGGATGATGGCACGGGTGACACCCTGCGTGATGCGTTCATTAAGGCAAACAGCAACTTTGAAGCCTTAAATGTTGCTCCGCAGAAGGGAGATCCCGGTCCGAAGGGCGACAAAGGTGCGCAGGGTGAGCCGGGTAAGGATTTGTCGGCAGAACTGGCCGCCCTGACCGCTCGTGTTGCGGCACTCGAAAAGCCGGAAGGCTGATCACAGGGGCTACGGCCCCTTTCTTTTTAACCGCAGCGGATGACTTATGGCGCTATTTAAAAAATTAACCGGACTCTTCCGCAGGGGAGTGACCGGACACGGGTTCCGCTCCGGGTATGTCCGTGAGCCGTTTGCCGGAGCCTGGCAGATGAATGCAGAGCTGGGACGTGAGGATGTGCTGTCGTATCACCCGGTATTTTCCTGTATCACCCTGATAGCCTCTGATATTGCCAAAATGCCGCTGCTGTTAAAAAGAAAAAACAGCACCGGTATCTGGCAGAACGTTTCCGGCGTGACCCGCTCCGTCATGACGAAACCCAACACATTACAGACCCGGAATCAGTTTTTTGAGAACTGGATGAACTCCAAGTTAACCACCGGGAATACGTACGTTTTTAAGGAAAGGGACAGTAAAGGCTCGGTCACGGCACTGCATGTACTTGATCCGCACCGCATCACCCCGCTAATCACGGAGGACGGCGAGGTGTTTTATCAGCTGGGCACCGATAATGTCACCGGTATCACACAGTCAGTCACGGTACCGGCAAGGGAAATTATCCATGACCGGTTTAACTGCCTGTACCATCCGCTGATCGGACTTCCGCCGGTTTATGCCTGTGCATTATCCGCCTCGCAGGGCACGGCAATTATGAAAAATGCCACGCGGCTGTTTATCAACGGCGGTAAGCCGGGCGGCATTATTGAGATTCCCGGGAAAATATCACAGGAAGACGCACTTGAACTGAAGCAGACATGGGAAGCCAGCTACGGCGGTGAGAATGCCGGTAAAACCGGTCTGCTGACGGAGGGGGCAAAATACAATACCGTCTCTGTCAGTCCGGTGGATTCCCAGCTGGTTGAACAGCTGCGGCTGACCGCTGAAATCATCTGCTCGGTGTTCCATGTGCCGCTGTACAAGGTCGGTCTGGGTGAGGTGCCGTCTTACAACAACGTGGAAGCACTGGATCAGCAGTATTACTCACAATGTCTTCAGTCACACATTGAGGGTATTGAGGTGCTGCTGGCGGAAGGGTTGGATCTGCCGGTGACGGAAAAAATCGAATTTGACCTTGATGCGCTGATGCGTATGGACACCCCGACACGCTTTAAAGCACACAATGAAGCGATTAAAGGCGGATGGCTGGCACCGAACGAAGCCCGGCGTAAAGAGAATCTGGCCCCGGTGGAAGGCGGTGACACACCGTATCTGCAGCAGCAGAACTACAGCCTGTCGGCGCTCTCAAAACGTGATAACGCACCGGATAATCCGGAACCGCCGGAACAGAAACAGTCTGAAACGGAAAATAAAACTAAAGCTGTCACCGATACCGAATCTGAGGTGTATGAAGCTGTTTTCAGGGAGGCAACACGATGAATGAACGGGAATTATCGCTGATTAAACTGATTGGCAAACTGGTTAAAGAAGAGCGTGTTCGCACAGAAACCCTGCTGATGGAACATATTAATCAGCTGAAACAGGAAAATTCATCGCTGTCAGCGCAACTGGAACAACTGCGTACTGATAATGCCGCGCAGCCGGAACCGGTGACAGAGGAAAAGGTAAAAACGATAGCGGAATCCTGTCTGAACGGCCGGTCTCTGATGAATACCGGAGATGCGGACAGCCTGATAGACGAAAAGGTCAGGAAAGCATTCAGCAGTATTACCGTGCCGGATCAGCAGGGCATCAGGGGGATGATTACCGAAATACTGTCAGAAATCCCGGTGCCGGAAGACGGTAAAGACGGACGTGACGGTAAGGATGGTAAAGACGGTACCAGCATCACAGCGGAAGATATAAAACCGCTTGTGGCAGCAGAAGTCCGGTCTGCGGTGTCAGAACTCCCGGTGCCGAAAGACGGCAAAGACGGACGTGACGGTAAGGACGGCAGAGATGCCTTTGATATTGAAATCCTTCCCGGTATCGACGAATCTCGGAGTTACGTCCGGGGCACGATAGCAACTCACAATGGTGGTTTATGGCGGGCACATGAGCAAACGCAGGGCATGCGCGGATGGGAGTGCATTGTCAGGGGGCACAGCAGTAACCTGGTTACCGTGAAAGATATCAGGACATTACTGATTAAGTCGCAGATGTCAGACGGTGAGGTTTTTCAGGCAGAGCACACGTTCCCGGTGATGATATACAAAAATGTGTATAAAGCCGGGGAAACCTATCAGCAGGGGGATGTTGTGACCTGGGGCGGCTCGTTGTGGCACTGCCACACCCCGACATCAGATAAACCGGGGGAGCTTAATTCAGTGGGCTGGACTCTGATTGTGAAACGCGGACGTGATGGTAAGGATGCAAAATGACAGAGATTGTGACACTGGCTGAGGTCAGGGCGCACCTGCGTATCGATCATGATTTTGATGATGCGGACCTGCAGTTAAAAACCAATGCGGCCACCGCTGCGGTGCTTGATTATGTCAGGGCATGGGCGGAACGACACGACTCAGACGCGGAAAAAATGAAGGCTTCACCGGATATCTGGCGAGTGAAGGATGCAATATTACTGCTGGTCGGTATCCGTGACCGCGACCGTGACGGCGCTGATATTAACCTTTATCCGCAGGGTATGCTGCCTTATCCGGTGACGGCGTTGCTGGGAACGCTGCATAAACCGGTAATTTTGTGAGGTGATTATGGCCGGAAAATTTGCACATCGTCTGCGGCATATTATCACGCTGCAGAAGCCCGTTCCGAAACCCGGACGGATCAGTGGTAATGAGGTTGTCTGGGAAGATCACCTGAAAGATATTCATGCTGCCGTTGAGCCTTACCGGGGGCGGGAATACTTTTACTCCCAGCAGGTGCAGACTGAAAGCACACTGCGGGTGAGGCTGCGCTGGTATCCGGATATCACCCCGGATATGCGCATTATGTATGCGGGGCGCGTGCTGAATATTGTTTCAGTGATTGATCCGGAAGAAGCACACCGTGAACTTCAGCTGATGTGTAAAGAGGGGGTTAACGATGGGTAGCGTCATTATCACCGGACTGTCTGAACTGAGCCGGAAAATGCAGGATCTTGAACGTAAAGTCAGCGGAAATATCAGCCGCCGCGCCATGAATAACGGGGCGAATGTGCTGAAAAAAGAGATTAAGCAACGTGTTCCCGTGCTGGAAAAAACAACCCCACAGCGCAGACGCGGGACCGTTAAGCGGAATATCCGCTCGAAAACACGGATGCAGCGTAACGGGCAGGTGAAAACCCGCATCTGGGTAAAATCATTACCGGGTAAAAAAGTGAAGGCATTTAAGCAGGCGACCGGCAAAAGTGCGGCGCTCAATCCTGATGACCCTTTTTACTGGTGGTTTGTGGAGTTCGGTACGTCAAAAATGGCAGCTAAACCCTTTATGCGGCCGGGATTTGAGGCGAAGAAGGAAGCGGCTGCAGAAGCAATTGTCCGTACGCTGAAAGAGGAAACCGAAAAGGCAGGTAACACATGATTATTCACCGGCTGACAGAAGCCCTTTCACCGCTGGCCGGAGGAAGGGTTTTTTTTCAGGTGCTGCCGGAGGGAAAACTGAAATATCCGGCAATGGTGATTCAGTTTGCGGGTATCACGCCGAACAGCGCCCTTGAGGATGCGGATCTGGATAATTACCGGGTCCAGGTTGATGTGTACAGCGGAGATCCTGCCGAACTCATGACGCTGCGGAAACTCGCAGAGACAGCAGTGACGGAAAGCATTCCGTTTTCTCACCGTATCAGCAGTGAGTTCGGGTTTGAACCGGACACAAAGCTTCACCGGCTCATTCTTGAATTTAATATCTCTTCAGATGAATAGGAAATAATTATGGCAAAGCAGCCAAAAAACCACAAAGCAACCCCGTTCCTCGGAACAAAACTGTATGTTCAGACCGGTGTCAGTGAGGAAACGGCGGTTACCGCAGTCACCCTGCAACCGGCAACGGTCACGGTTGAGGGCGGTAAATTCAAAACGGATGACATGATTGTGCTGTCCGGTCTGGGTGATCTGGACGGGCGTTATCCGGTCGCACAGGCAGACGGTAACACCATTACACTGTGTGATGAGGTGGACTGGAGCGAAAAAACGCAACCGGAAGACTTGTCAGAGGCGAAAGCGCAGCGGGTGTTATGGGCCAACAACTTCTGTGCGGTAAAGAGCTTCAGCAAAGACGGGGCCACCACGGAACAGGTGGATGTCACCACCATCTGCAGTGACGGCAAAGAGTTTGAGCCGGGTGATACCGATTACGGCACCATCAAGCTGACCTTCTTCCTGCGTTACGGTACCAGCGAGGTACAGCGTCTGCTGCGGCGTTATGAGAATAACAAGGAGAAATTCGCGGTCAAAATGGTGCTGACCCGTGATGAGGGAACCATTTTTTACTACGGCTCCATCGAAACCGGCATGAACATTGAGGGCAGCGTCGGGCAGATGGTGGATTCCGGCGTGTCGGTCAAACTGTCAGGCCGTGATTACCTGAACGTTCCGCAGAGCAAAACACAGGAACCGGAGCCGACCCCAAAGCCGTAACAGCCGACAGTCTGAAACTGAAGGCTGATAACACCAGAAATATCAGTTAACTCCCGGAGAAAACATGTCAAAGACAACACTGCGCGATCTGATTTTAAATCAGCCCGTGAAAATCACCCCGTTTACTTATCTTGAAAACACCTTTTTCAGCAAGGAGCTGGATGTCGGCACGATGAACTTTATTCAGCGCAGACTGCGCGAAATAAAGAAAGAACTGGCGGAAAATCAGGATATCTACCTCAGTGAGGATGATCCTGAGCAGTATGAGGACGCACTCCGCCGTGTCTATGATGAGTTTGAGGTGGCCCGGTTACTGGCATTCCGGCTCAGTGATGAGGACGGGACCCTGCTGTTTGATGCGGAGAATGAGGACGATCTCCGTGCACTGAACCGACTGGGGCAGAGTTTTGCGGATGCGGTCTTTACCGCCGGGCAGGATAACAGCGTAAAAAACTCGGAAACCGGCGCAGTTTCCAGATAATTCTGTCACTGGCGCTGGGTAAAACCCTGAGTGAAATTGAGGAAATGCCGGAACGCCACCTGGAGGAATACACGGAATTTTACCGGAAACAGCCGTTTGGTCTGTGGCGGGAAGATTACCGCAGTGCGCAGGTGGCTCACATTCTGGCATTAATAAACCGTGACCCGAAATCTCAGGCTCCGGAACTGACGGACTTCATGCCGTTCTGGAAGCAGTCTGATGAGGCAGGCGACACGGACAGTGTGACAGACAGTGTGCTGGCTAACCGCAATGCCCCGTGATGTAACGGGGCTTTTTTACAGGAGTTGTTATGGCAGGGGCATTAGGTCGCTTAAACATTGACATGACGCTGAACACGGCCCGTTTTAACAGCGCCATTCAGCAGAGTGAGCGGCAGGCTGTCAGGTTCGGACAGCAACTGACCGGTCAGTTAAGGATCGTCGTCCGTGAGCAGGAAAGCATTGCGGCGCAGGCTGCCCGCTCATCGGCGGCTGTGTCTGGTTTTTTTAAGAGCGCTGCGACTTTTCTGTCGGTCCGCCAGGTGGTCAGTTATGCAGACAGCTGGACGGAGTTACAAAACCGTCTGAAACTGGTGACAGGCAGTTCACAGGAACTCACCAGAGCCACCACTGATGTGTATGACATCGCACAGAAAACACGTCAGTCCCTGGACTCAACCGCACAGGTATACCAGCGGTTTGCGGATAATGCAGATCGTCTGGGGCTGAGTCAGCAGCGCGTCGCCTCACTGACAGATACGGTATCCAAAGCCGTGGCTATTTCCGGTGCAAGTGCGGCATCTGCTGAGGCTGCGCTGATGCAGTTCGGTCAGGCACTGGCTTCCGGGCAATTACGGGGGCAGGAGCTTAACTCCGTCATGGAACAGACGCCGGGTCTTGCCAGAGCCATTGCTGACGGTATGGGAGTCAGTATCGGGCAACTCCGTAAAATGGCAGCGGACGGCAATACCAGCATTGAGCAGATCATCACCGCACTGGAAAGAGCCAAAAGCGGCGTGGATCAGAAATTTGCCACCAGTACAGCGACGGTCAGCCAGTCATTCACCAATCTGCAGTCAGCCATCACAAAGTATGTGGGCGAGGCCAATAACAGCAGTGGTGCGACTCAGGTTTTAACCGCCGGATTATCCGGACTGGCCGCTAATCTCGGTGATGTTGTTAAAGTGGCAGAAACACTGGCAGCAGCGGCGGTTGCTGTAAAAATGGCGAAATGGACGCAGACAATGCGCAGTAATGCGGCAGAGGCCGGACGTTCATCACAGGCACTGCTGAAAAGGGCATTTGCGGAGCGTGACCTTGCTGCTGATGTATCACGGCGCACCCTTGCGGACAAAAATGCAATGGCGACCGCCCGCTCGGTTGCACTGGAAGAATATAAGGCTGCCAAAGGCGCTGATGCACAGGCGGCAGCACTGAAAAGGCTGACGGCAGTCAAAAGTCTGGCGCGGAAAGCCGCCCTTGATCATGCGCTTGCACTAAAAGCGGAAAATGCAGCACAGGCCGGAATTAACTCGGCAAGACGCGGAGCCTCTGCCGCTGCCCGGGGGCTTGGCGGCGCAGTTTCTATGCTGGGCGGCCCGGTAGGGATAGTGACCGGACTGCTGATCGGCGGAGGAATGGCATACAGCAACTACCGGCAGAAAACGGAAGAGGCGAAACAGGCCAGTCTGGAGTTTGCTGAATCGCTTGATGTGACAGCTGAGTCCCTGAAAAAAATGTCAGCAATAGATCGTGCTGCGGCAATTCAGAAAATGGCCGATGCTATCGATGCTCAGGGCAGCAAAGAAAAAGAACTCCGGGATGAGATTGAGCGCACTAATAAAATCATCAGTGAAAGCACGCAAAAACGGGATAACGTCGGTTCAGTTACCGGATTCGGTCGCAACAGTTTTGCCGTTCCTGATCAGATGGCAGCACAGAATGCCGTCAGAGAAAGAACGTATGCACTGAAAGAGCTGCAGGATGCAGAACAGCAGCACAGTGAGATGGTGGCGAAGATGGTACCCCTGTTGCAGGATTTAGAGCGGTCAACAGGTAAGGTATCGTCAGCCTATGCTGAATCAGGGAAATATCTGGTTGATGTTTCATCCCGTTCAAATGAACTCATCAGTAAAATTAATCTGCAGGGTACGGCATACGACAATCTTACCGCCTCTATTCATCAGGCAACGCAGGCGCAGCAGCAGTTTTCTGCGCAGTCACTGGTTACTGTGTCGGATGATGCGCAAAAATCCATTGACCTGTCAAACAGAGCGATAGCGAAAGCAAATGCAAAGGGTAGGGAGCTGGCCAGACTGACTGCGGAAGACATGCTGGCTTCCCGGAAAATCACGCCTGATATGAAGGGGTATGACAAGGCACTGGATGCTGAAATATCCGCACAGATGGTGCTGCAGGAAAAGCGCAATACCCGCACACCGCGCAAGTCAAAAGTGGACTATAAGAAGCAGTATACCGACATGGTATCTGAGATGGAGAACAAACTGTCTTCGCTGATAGCGGACGGAAAAAGTATCCGTGAGTACGGCACCACCTCATCATTTAAGGAATACGATTCCCTGATGGCGGATATCGCCCGTAATCAGGAGAAGTTTTCACATTTCGGCAAAGAGGCCACCGATAAACTCAAAGCCCATGCAAAAGCCATTGATGAAGTCGCACAGGCTAATGCGGTGGCAACGATGTCTTACGACCGGACAAAGGAAATCGAACAACTCCGGTTTGAGACAGAGCTTATCGGGAAAAACCGGACTGAGCAGGAGCGTCTGACCTATTTCCGCCAGCTGGATTTGCAGGTTCAGCAGATGCGCGTCGGTATGAGCGATAAAAATATTGCAGTCCTCGAGGCGGAGACACAGAAAATCCGGGAGCAGTATGCAGAGTGGCAGAAACAGAGCGAACTGCTCCGGCAGTCTCCGGCAGAAGGGTTTAAGTCCGGTCTGAAAGACCTCGGGGACTCCGCCACTGACGTGATGGGCAATGTCAGAAATATCACCACCGGAGCGCTCACCAATATGACGGACACACTGAATACCTTTGTCATGACCGGCAAAGCCTCATTCGGTGACTTTGCCCGATCCGTTCTGTCAGATATCAGCAAAATGCTCCTCAAAATGGCGTTATTTAACGCGGTCAAAGCCGGTGGTTCAGCTATGGGGTTCAGCATGGACTTTATGGGGGGATTTGCCGGAGGCGGCTACACCGGACACGGCGGGAAATTTGAGCCAAAGGGCGTTGTCCACGGCGGTGAGTTTGTGTTTACCAAGGAAGCCACCGCAAGGCTGGGAATTGACAATCTGTACCGGCTGATGAACTCCGCAAAAGGATATGCTTCCGGCGGCTATGTCGGTGACAGAATGCCTGCCGTGGTCAGCAAACACTCTCTGCCCGCGATAGGCGGCGGAGTGAACATGCCGGTCATTATCGGGGATATCCACTTTGAGAATGCCGGAAATCAGAACAGCGGAGCCGGGATTGATACTGCCGGTATTAAGCGGCAGCTGAAATCTGAGATTGTCAGCGTAATCAGCGATCAGGTTCAGAGACCGGGAACGCCGTTGTGGAATGCGATGAAAGGGGGCAGGTAGTCATGATCGAAACATTCACCTGGTGTCCCCGTGTAAATCCCACGGAAGACATTACCTACAAAACCCGCAGGGCTAAGTTCGGTGATGGTTATGAACAGGTGTCCGGAGACGGTCTTAACCCCCGCAGCCAGAAATGGACACTGGAATTTACCGGCGGGGAAGATCGCATCGGTATCATCCGTCAGTTTATCGACCGTCATGGCGGCATCAGAGCGTTTCAGTGGAAGCCTCCAATGGAGCAGACGGGGCTTTACCGTTGCAGTGAGCACAAACTGAGCGTGTTGAGTAACAAAAAATACACGCTGTCACTGACTTTTGAACAGGCATTTAAACCATGATCACAAATGATTACCAGAAGCTGGAACCGGGTGATGCCGTCCGGCTTTTTGAGGTTGACGGTACCGCGTTCGGTACGCCGGATATTTTGCGGTTCCATGCTTACAACATTCCTCACACAGAGGCAGAGATTACCGCTGCCGGTGGGGATCCGGAAAAGTTACCAGCTAAATCAATTGTCTGGCAGGGCGAGGAGTACCGTGCGTGGCCGGTGCTGATTGAAGGGATTGAGGCATCCACAACCGGATCCGGCGCACAGCCGAAGTTATCCGTGGCAAACCTCGATGGTTCAATCACCGCGCTGTGCCTGGCATACGATGACATGCTGAAGGCGAAAGTCACGATACACGACACGCTGGCGCACTATCTGGACGCAGCAAACTTTCCAGACGGCAACCCGGCAGCAGATCCGACACAGGAAAAAGTCTCGGTTTTTTATATCGACAGCAAATCATCGGAAACCAATGAAACCATTGAGTTTGAACTGGCAAGCCCTATGGATCTGCAGGGGGTACTGATCCCTACCCGGCAACTGCATTCAATGTGTACCTGGTGTATACGCGGCAAATACAAATCCGGTGACGGCTGTGATTATGCCGGTCAGAACGGGTATTTCGACAAACACGGTAATCGTGTGGATGACCCGGCACAGGATCAGTGCAGCGGCATGCTGAATACCGGCTGCTTCCCGCGTTTCGGTAAAAATAATCCGATCCCGTTCGGTGGCTTTCCGGGAACATCGTTGCTGAGGAAATAGGGATGCGCAAAAACATTCAGGCAGCCATTTTTGCCCACGCAGAACGTGAATACCCCAGCGAGTGCTGCGGGGTGATCGCGCAAAAATCCCGGGTAGTGAAATATTTTCCCTGCCGCAATATCGCGGCCACGCCAGAAGAGCATTTTGTCTTATCGCCGGAGGATTACGCCGCTGCGGAGGACTGGGGAACGGTGATCGGTATTGTTCACAGTCACCCGGACGCCACTACCCAGCCGTCAGAGCTGGACAAAGCACAGTGTGATGCCCTCGGTGTGCCGTGGTATATCGTCAGCTGGCCGGAAGGGGATCTGCGGACTGTTCAGCCGCGCGGCGAGCTGCCATTACTTGGTCGGCCGTTTGTGCTCGGGTTTACAGATTGCTGGGGGCTGGTAATGAGCTGGTTCAGGCAGGAGCGCGGTATTGAACTGCCGGATTACCGGGTGGGTTATCCCTGGTGGGAGCAGGGCGAAAACCGTTACGCTGATAACTGGCGGAAAGCGGGGTTTATTCTGGTCGATGATCCGCAGCCCGGTGATGTGATAGTGATGCAGGTGCAGGCTCCGGTCGCCAATCATGCTGGTATTTTGCTGTCTGACAACATGCTCCTGCATCACTTATACGGTCACCTGAGCCAGCGGGTGCCATATGGCGGTTACTGGCGCGATCGCACAGTGATGAAGTTGAGGTGCATAGTTAATATAATTGAATGACCTACTGGTAGGTATTTCAAACCAATTTCGACAGCTAACTTAACTATAGCGTTAACTGGAATTCAGATTAGGGTCATTCCATGTTAATGTAATGGGGTATATATTTAAAACGGCATACTAAAGAAAGAATGAAAAAGTGGGGTAGGATGAAAAAGACGTTATACATTGCCTTATTATCTTCAGTTGCCACTTGGCTGACTGGGTGTGCCTCAGAGGCATCATTAAATAAGCAAACTTCATCTGGAAAGCCAGAAGGTGTCTACAAGAATACGACACCAGAGAAAGTAAGAAATGCACTAATTTTTTATTGTAATGAAAAAGGACTCATGGTGTTGCAAGCTGATACCGGCTCAGTAATCTGCGGAAAACAACAGAGTGGTGGCGCTGCAATTCTTTCGCAATTTGCAATAGGGAACTCTTATTCTACCGCACCAATGAGTAAGGTTAGGTTTACAGTTTCTCCTATAAATGATGATGTAAAGGTTTGGGCTGATATGTGGGTGGAAACTCAGATGGCAACAGGGCAGGTTCAGCAAATGAGTGTGACAGATAATGCCTCAAAAAATGTAATTCAACAAAGGCTTGATGAATTAAAGCCATAAGCAACCCAATCAAATAATGATATTTAAACTGAAGCTATAGTGATAACAACCCGCTCCGGCGGGTTTTTTAATGGGTGAAATATGTCTCAGGAAATAATGACAAAAATAGAGCTGGGTGGTGTATTGGGTAAAACCTTTGGTAAAACGCACCAGCGGCTTGTCTGTACCACGTCCGAAGCCATCCGTGCATTGTGCTGCACTGTTCCGGGCTTTGAACAGTTCCTGAATACCAGCAAATCACGAGGCTTAACTTACGCGGTATTTCGCGGGGAAAAGAATATCGGGGTGGACGACCTGGGTTTTCCGGTAACTGATGATGTCATCAGGATTGTGCCTGTGGTGATCGGCAGCAAAAGCGGCGGGTTGCTGCAGGTTATTTTTGGCGCGGTGCTGGTGGCTGCCGCCTTTATTTCTGGTGGTACATCACTGGCTGCATGGGGGGCTCTGGAGACAGGGTTAGCAATGACCGGTGCATCCATGATATTGGGTGGTGTTATTCAGATGCTGTCCCCGCAGCCAAACGGTATAGCCATGAAAGACCAGGGCGAAAATAAACCGTCCTATGCGTTCGGTGCTCCGACGAACACTGTTTCTCAGGGCTACCCTGTACCGATCGGTTACGGTAAGCGCCGCATCGGCGGAGCCGTTATCTCAGCCGGAATTTACGTCGAAGATCAGCAGTAATCCTTTCTCAGTTTTTCAGCAGGAAATCCACAATGACACAAATCACAGGCCGCAAAGGTGGCGGTGGCAGCCCGCGCACGCCCGTCGAACAGCCGGACGACTTACAGTCTGTTGCAAAAGCCAAATTGCTGATTGCCCTCGGTGAAGGGGAATTTGCCGGTGATCTGACCGGGAAATATATCTTTCTGGACGGTACGCCGCTGCTGAACGCTGACGGGTCGGAAAACTTTCCCGGCGTGGTATGGGAATACCGTCCCGGCACTCAGGCACAAACTTACATTCAGGGGATGCCGGCGGCGGAGAATGAAATCACGGTTGGTACCACCGTGCAGAGCAGCACACCGTGGGCACATGCATTCACTAACCCGCAGTTGTCTGCGGTCCGCGTCCGTCTGAAATGGCCGTCCCTGTTCCGCCAGGAGGATAACGGGGATATGGTCGGTAACGAGGTGGCATACGCCATTGATTTACAGACTGACGGCGGGAGCTGGAAAACTGTTGTGGACGGACGTGTAAAGGGCAAAACAACTTCCGGTTATGAGCGGACTCATCGTATTGATCTGCCGCAGTCGGCCACATCCTGGACACTGCGGGTACGGAAAATCACTGAAGATGCCAACAGCGCCAAAATAGGCGACACCATGGTGTTACAGAGCTACACCGAGGTGATCGATGCCAAACTGAGGTATCCGCATACCGCGCTGTTGTATATCGAGTTTGACTCAAAACAGTTTAACGGCTCTATCCCGCAGGTCACCTGTGAGCCGAAGATGCGTATTATCCGTGTACCGTCAAACTATGACCCGGAGCACCGGACGTACTCCGGCACCTGGGATGGTTCGTTTAAGTGGGCATGGACCAATAACCCCGCATGGATATTTTACGATATCGTGGTTTCCGATCGCTTCGGCCTCGGGGACCGCATCAAAATGCAGAATATCGATAAATGGGAACTGTACCGTGTTGCGCAGTATTGTGACCAGCCGGTACCGGACGGCAAGGGCGGCAGCGGTACTGAGCCACGCTATATCTGTGACGTGTATGTGCAGGATCGCAATGAAGCCTATACCGTGCTGCGGGATTTTGCGGCCATCTTCCGGGGAATGACCTACTGGGGCGGAAACCAAATTATCACCCTGGCGGATATGCCGCGCGACATTGATTACAGCTACACGAAAGCCAACGTGCTGGACGGTAAATTCACCTATTCCGGCAGCAGCAGTAAGGCCCGCTATTCCTCCGCTCTGGTGTCGTACTCAGATCCGCTGAACGGCTATGCCGATGCCATGGAGCCGGTGTTTGAAAATGAGCTGGTTTACCGGTTCGGTTTCAATCAGCTGGAAATGACCGCTATCGGCTGTACCCGCCAGTCAGAGGCCAACCGCAAAGGCCGCTGGGGCATCCTCACCAATAACAAAGACCGCGTGGTGACATTCGGTGTGGGACTAGACGGTAATATCCCGCAGCCGGGCTACATCATTGCGGTGGCGGATGAAAACCTGTCTGGGAAAGTCACCGGCGGCCGCGTCAGGGCTGTGAATGGCCGGAGTATCACACTCGATCGCAAACCGGATGCCGCGCCGGGTGACCGGCTGATGCTGAACCTGCCGTCCGGTAAATCGCAGGCCCGTACCATTCAGATGGTCACAGATAACGTGATCACCGTTACCACGGAATACAGCGAAACGCCGGAACCGGAATGTGTCTGGGTGACAGAATCAGACGAGCTGTACGTCCAGCAGTATCGGGTGGTGAGCGTGACTGAGAATGATGACGGCACGTTCACGATATCGGCGGCCATGCATGACCCGGACAAATACGACCGGATAGACACCGGCGCGGTGCTCGATGAACGGCCAATCAGTGTTATTCCGCCAGGCAACCAGTTCCCGCCGAAAGATATCACCATCAGTTCTTACTCTGTGGTGAATCAGGGGATCAGCATCGAAACCATGCAGGTTACCTGGTCACCGGCGGAGAACGCGATTGCCTACGAGGCGCAGTGGCGGCGTGATGACGGCAACTGGATCAATGTGCCGCGCAATGCCACCACTTCATTTGACGTGCCCGGAGTCTATTCCGGACGCTATCTGGTGCGGGTCAGGGCGATTAATGCAGCAGAAATCTCCAGTGGCTGGGGGTATTCAGAGGAAACCCGGCTGACCGGCAAGGTGGGTGATCCGCCGATGCCGCTGAACTTCCGGGCGTCCACGCTGGTATTCGGGATCAAACTGAACTGGGAGTTCGGGAAATTCACGGAAGATACCCTGAAAACTGAAATTCAGTACAGCAAAACCAATGACGGGCAGAACCTGTTGCTGCTGGCTGATGTGCCGTACCCGTCCCGCTCTCATGAACTGGCCGGTCTGGCCGCCGGTACCGCATTTTATTTCCGCGCCCGCCTGGTGGATAAAACCGGCAACCAGTCCCCCTGGACTGAGTTTGTGCGCGGTGTGGCCGAGTTCGATGCATCAACCATTATTGATGAAGTAGCCGCCGGACTGGGTGACTCACAAATCATCAAAGACCTGCAGTCGCAGGCGGATGATAATTTTGAGGCCATTATCAACAACGCCAACAACGCCTATGGGCAGTGGAATTACTGGCAGCGCGAAAACGGCGCGATGAAAGCAGAAATTATCGAAGTCCGCAACTACACGGTCACGGAAACGACTGCACTTGCGGAGAAACTGGACGCGGTTAAGGTGACTGCAGACGACAGTTTCGCGATGGCACAGAACTCTATCCGCGCACAGTGGGATATGGCATCAGGTCAGGCATCGGTGATCCACGATATGAAAGTCCGGATCCATTACAACGGTGAGGACTATTCCGCCGGTATGGTTATCGGGGCCGAGCTGAAAGGCGGGGAGGTGAACACGCTTATCGGCTTTAACGCTCAGAAGTTCGCATTTTATAACCCATCCAGTAAGTCGATGGATCTGTTTATGTACATGGAGGGCGGGCAGATCTTCATGCGCGAGGCATTTATCAACCAGGCCTGGCTTAATGAAGTTGTCGTTACTGACAAAATGCAGTCGGAGAACTATGTACCGGGGAAAACAGGCTTCCTGATTGATGCGAAAACCGGAAAAACAGAAATAAATGGGTCGGATGCTTCTGGTGGCCGAATGGAAATTAAGAATGACCAAATCCGCGTGTGGGATGAAAAAGGTCGCCTGCGGGTCGAAATCGGAAGATTAACAGGGTGAATATCATGAAATATAAATTGCTTATTTTATCTGTGGTTGTTTTGTCTGCCA